TAAATCCCTCAAAAGTTAATGGTGTTTTTAAAGGTGTTTCAACTCTTTCTCCATCTTTACCAACATACTCAACTTTAAATCTTGGTATAATAGATTTAACATACTTTTCAAATAAAGCAGTCATTTCTTCTGGAGTTTCCACGTTTCGAGGTCTTCCCATCTTAGCCATTAATCAATTCAATTAAAAGTTTTCTACTTGCATTGTGTGGAATAGCGATTGCACGTTCCTTTAACAATGCCTTTAATTGTTTTACATTATAACTATCAACTGGATTTGAAGCATAAACTATCTCAGTTTTTAACACCTCTTTAACCTCTTTAGTTTCGTAATAGTTAATGAAGTTACGAATAATATTACAAGCTAAAATAAAACAGTTAGAACAGTTTAAAGATAGCACCTTTCCAGTGATCGCTTGGTAGATTGTCTGTAAATGGATTCGTTCATCCTTATCCCATTTTACATAGTTAGAAAGTATCTTATCTCTAAGTACTTCTAGTGATTGTTTGCCTTGAATATTTAATTCCATATCTTATCGTAAATTGTAGCTAATATAAAAGTAGCTAATGAATAAATAATATTTTCTTGTGTAAAGAATAAAGTAATAATCGAAGTCCAAAACGTGAAACAAGGAAAACAATCTATTAACTTTATACTTTTAAATTGATCTAACTTTAGTATAGATTTTAATCTGTAAGATAGTGATAATTCTCTTAATAAAACTAAACTAGTAAAAAATGATATTATAATTGTGTTCATAAATTCAAAATTATTTTCTTATTCTTCATTGCTTCAATAACGGTCTTAAAGTCGTATCTTATAAAAGCCAGTTCAACATAGTTAGGAAACGTAACGATTCTATAACCTACTTTAATAGTCGGCAATGGACTAATCAAAACACCGTCAACAAAAACTGCATCGGGTATGTGCTTCTTAACTTTAACCTCTAATTGTAACATAATATTTCATAAATATAATCATATTTTTCACATCTAATATCATGGTAGACTATTAATTCAATCCATTGGAATACTTCAACTGTCATTTTTTAGTCTTAAAGTTACTATAATTGTTCACAATATAGATGACAAACTCTCGCATAAATACACTATCCTTTTCGCTTCTGTACCATTCTTTCGCAACTTTATGAAGGTCTGATAATGTACCATGCTTAGTAACTATATTTTTTCTATTTGGTAGGTCTAGTATCGGTTGTATTAACATTGCTTAGTTTCTTTCAACCACAAATCAATAACTACTTTTGACTTTTCTAAATCTGTTATAAACTCCCCTTTTTTTTCAGCTCGTTCTAAACGTTTAACGATGTCAAATAGGTAACTGTTCCATCCTCTTTCTTCTGCAACCTTATAAAGTGTTCCGTTGTCGTTATTGTAATGCTTTGGTATGTTCATATCATTTCCTTTTATATCTAATGTAGATGTACTCCAATAGTCAATTGCACCTACCTTATTGAATGTATCTCCTACTAAAACGAATCCTTTTGTAATATGCTTATCCATATAAGTTACTTGTATAATCAACTCAGTAGTTTTTGATTTCGCTATTATGTTTTGCTTACTTTCCATGCCTCCAACTGATTAAAATATCTAGTTACTCCGTCTTTCTCGAATCCTCTACCTTTCAAATTTATCTCAACTTCTACTAATTGATTGATTTGAATATCATCTAATAAACTACAATTAGCTTGCACACATTGGATAAGTATATCTTGTGGGTACTTATCTTCGTTCGTTGTAACTACAAATTCTCGTTTTGCAAATTTATCGCTTACTTGTTCTGTTGGTTTAACAACTTTAATTTGACCAATAATCTTCATAACTTTTTAGTTTAATTTTTTGTAAATATAACTATTTTTTTGAATTCATCAAGTGATCTAACTAAATAATATTCAAAGCCTAAATTGTTTACTTCTAACTCAAATCTTTTTTGTATGTCGCTTTGTTTTCCTATTGGTGTTTTAACCTCAAAAAATAGTGTTTTTCCACCAGGTAAATAAATATTAAAATCTGAGTGTCCTGGTTTCATTCCAGTTGCTTTTTTTCTCATCTGTTCTTTAGCATCTTTACTATCATTTGGTATTGAAGCAAACAAGCCCAAACCTTTAATAGTGTAATTGTTGTTAAACCAAATGTACATTTCTTGTTGAATTTTTGCTTCAGTACTTGTGCCACCCATTTTTATATCCTTTGTATTTTCCATAATCTATAAAATCTTGTTCTGTTTTTAATTGATGTTTTATCCAATTTTTATTATAACCTTTTGCTCTTGCATATAATTCTAATTCTTCAAATGTTGCATCTGCTAAAAAATCTAAACTTTGCCATTTATTCATCTGTTGTAATTTAATTATGATTTCTTCTTCTTCTTCCTCTTTTGTTTTCTTAAATTCAAAGCCACATTTTTTACAATTTTTAGCAGTATTTGAATTTATAAAATAACATTTAGGACATTCTTTTATTGGTGATGCATCTTCTTTATATTCCTTTTTAGATAAACTCCACATTCTAGGAGATTCCCAATAGTTATGTGTTTTAATATTATTCCCAAAATCTAAAATAGTAAATTTATTTTTTATTGGTGTAACTCTAGAACCTCTACCAACCATTTGCAAAAATAAAGGAAGGCTTTTTGTTGCTCTGTATAATATCACTACTTCAATACTAGGACAATCAAAGCCAGTTGTTAATATTCCATAATTTGAAAGTATTGCTCCTGGTGTATCTTCAAACCATTTCAATGTACTTTTTCTTTCAATGTCTGACATATAACAGTCAACGTGCTTAGATTGTAAACCTTTCTCATTAAATGATTCTACTAACTCAATACTACTTTCAACGTTTGGAGCAAATATTAAAGCCTTTTGATTAGGTGTTAATCGTTGGTAATTATCGTAAACTCCGTGAAATAATTTAATTTCACTAAATTTATTTGCCATTGATTTTTCATCGTAATCACCGCCTTTTGTTTTAACTCCTTTTAAATTAATTGGAACTCCATAACTATTCGGACTTGACAAATTACCTAACTCAATTAAATCGGGTGTATCAATAACTTGAATAATATCATTGTAATATAATTCTAAACTATCTTGTTTACCTTCTCGGTGTGGTGTGGCAGTTGCACCAATTACAAACGTTTTAGGATTTATGTAATCGAATACTTTATCAAATATACTTTTGTGTGCTTCATCTATTATTATTAAATCTAATGTATTAAAATAGTCTTTTAACTTATCTAAACGTCTTGAAACGGTTTGTATCATTCCAACGTGTAAATTGTTTTCATCTACTTCTTTGCCTGGTCGAATTTCGGAAGCATTTAAACCCATTTTAAAAAGTGAACTTGTAGACTGTGTAAACAACTCTTTACGGTCGGTTAATATAAGTACATTCTTTTTTTTGTTTATTGCTTCTAATGTCATATAACTAAACATTATCGTTTTACCTGAACCAGTTGCAGAACATAGAATTAATTTTTTATTACCATTTTTAAAACTTTTCTTTATTTCTTCAATATATTGTTCTTGGTAGTTCCGTAATTGTATCATTGTTTTAGATATTTAATTTCTGTTTGAAGCCTATTGTTTTCTAGTATTAAATCTCTTACTAGTTTTTCCATTGTATCAATTTGAAGTTGAATAAAAAGTAAATCTTTTATAATTGGATACTCTTTTTTTTCTTTGAACTCTCTAACTTTAGTTCTTACTATTATTTTATCTAAGTATTGCTGAGCTAAAGCATTATCAATTTCTCCAAATTTAGATTGAATAATAGTATTTGGAAGCCCTTTATAAGCTCTTATTTCTTCTATTGAATAAACTTTCATAAACCATTTTCATTTTGAACAATATCCCAAATATCTAAAGTCTTTGGATCAACTTTAGTTTTAACTATTTTAAACTTTCTAACTCCTCCAGGTGTTACTGTTTCATATTGGTAATTAAAGAAATCACAGTATTTTTTTACAGAACTAGTAACTTTATTTTTTGTTAATTTATTTCTATCAAATTTATTTATTAATTGATTTTCATAAAAAGTATAAAACCAATTTGACTCAATCCATTCATCTGATTTAATTTGATTAATACATTCAATAAGTTCTTTTGTAATTTCAACTTCTAACTTTTTAAACGGTAAAGAAATACTATCATAACTCATTAAACCATTTTTAAGATACTTCTTTAAACATTCAATCATATAACAATCAAAACGAGCGTATTCCTCAGAATCCCAATCGTCAAAAAACATATGCTTAAAATAATCAAAAGGAGTGTGATTTGCATTAAAAAAAGAACTTAATTCAACTTCAAACTTTCTAGCATCGTGCGAACCTCCACTACCTTTTAAAACGTAATTAGTAGTAATTAATATTTTTGGTGAATCTTCTACTGGAAGTTTAATAGTATCTTTTCCTTTATAAGTTATTTCTATACCCTCAGTAATTACAGAAAATAAATTTATAAATTGAAAGTTAGGTTTAACATCGTCGAAAACTAAAACCTGACAATCTGTTTTAATTGATTGATATGGAAACGGGTCTGTAAAAGAAAACTTTTTACCATCTATTGATTGAACTTTTTTAAGTTCTTTTATTGCATTCCAAAACAAACCTTTACCGCTTCGACCGTTTGGCTCGTCGCTTATCATTTCATCATTTAAAACAATTGCTTTATTTTCGCTTTTTGATTTATAGGAGTGAACTAAATAACCTATTACAGTTTGAAAAGTATTATATCTGTCTACATTCTCACCTGATATTTTCCAAATAAACTCTCTGTATTTACTTTGGTGGTGGTCTGAATCAATATAATTTCTTTTTATAACTTGGTCTTTCCAAATGCTTAAACCAAAATCACTATAAGGACGTAATTTTTTACTATCCTTATTTATCTCAACAACTCCATTTTCATAGAATAAATAACAAATATCTTTTTTATCTCTAAGTAATGAAATTTCTTTACTGTTAATCATTGAAAGAAAATCTCTTTTGAAAACATTTGTTTTACCAGCAATTAAATTATAAACTGCTTTATTTTGTAGTTCATTTTCGATGTAGTTTAAAACATAATCTTTTATGTCTGTTTCATCTTTTATCTCTAAAAATATATCATTCTTCTTTATAAGATTAAATGAACTTTGGTCGTTCGGTTTACATTTAAAAAAGTTGTTTACTTCTAAAAACCTCTTAAAATTGTAATTATCTAAAAAAGGTTTACCATCCTGGCTAATACTGTAAAATGGTTCTAAGTTGTCTATATTCATAGTGTTTTAATAAAGTTGTTATATGACTCACTTGCTTCTAATTCTGTATTGTAAAAACCTAAATAATTATTTTTACCATTAACTACAATTATTGATGCCCATTTAGAACGAGCTTTAGACCAAAAAACTCCTTTATAATCACTTTCTATTTTAAGAAATCTTTTACCAATGTTTTTACTTTGAGTAGTAATTTGTAAATTATCTAAATTATTATTTAAAGGATTATTATCTATATGGTCTACAACTAACTTTAAACCACAAGGTTTATGACCTAAAAAAGCAATAGCTACTAATTGATGCACTCTTTTTGTTTTAGCTACATTATTATTACTTAAGCCAACAATTAAATATCCAGTTGTGTCTTTTGTAGATTTTAAAATACGTTCTTTTTTTTGCTTTAAAGATTTTACCCTACCTAAATTTGAAATTTCATAACCTTCAAATCCTACTACTTTTTTCCATTCTTCTTTTTTCATATTTAACCGTTTTAAACACGAAAATCCCTATTAAAAAGCCACGGTCAAACAGCGTTTTTAATAAGGATTTTCTAATAATTTCTTTATAAGGAGTTGACCGTTCCGAGTACAAATATAATAATATTTTTATAAATACAAACTATTTTAAAAAAAATAAACTTAATACGTTTTGTAGAAAGTTTATTTACAAGTTTGTACGGGTTAAAATATTGATTTATAATGTTTTAAAGTTATTAACGTATTAAGTGGTTATAAACATAATACGGTCTTAAAATCAATGGTAGTAAGGATTTAACTACTTTTTGGAGAAAGTTTTACGTTTTTTTTAGGAAAATATTTTTTTGAGGGTTAAAATAAACTGGGTTTTTTTTCTCAAACTTTCTCCAAAATCTCTAAAACTATTGATTTCACTAGTGTTTCAGCCGTAGAATGTTTATAACTAACTTAATACGTTTTGTAGAAAGTTTTTACGAAATGTATCTTTTTCTTTTATTACTTTTCACTAACTTTTTTTTATTCTCCCTCCCACTTCTAATTTTCTGCTGAGTTTTCCTACTTTGCTTGTCGTATTTCAGCATCGTTTTACGTTGTGTGATCATATTGGATTCGTGGATGGAATAAGAGCAACTGGATAGCAAAAAAATTAAAAGGTATTTCATAGGGTAAAGATAAAAAAAACCTCGCTAAATTAATAACGAGGTTAAAACTATCAATAAAGGAAATTAATTCAAGTTTTATTTTTTTATTCTAATCCGTACCACGCAATTAGAATATTGAAACTTGATTGAAATTTGATTTTTTTTCTATACCTAAAAATATTTCTAAACATAGTTCTTTAGGAATCTTAGATCTATTATAACTATCTTTTTTTCCTTGCGTTCCTGTTCTTGCGCCTCTTCTTGCACTTTCGTGATGACAATGTTTATTAATTATATTTCCATCTTTATCATATTTGTAATTACAACATTCAGGTCTTGGAATCCAAGTTTTTGAATTAGTCCAAATATCTGTTGGTTTGGCTCTGTCATCACCATACTTACAATACCAAACAGTATGTCGTTTAAAATCTTTCATCCAAGGCATATGTCGAAGCATTCCACGAGGATTTTCAATAAAAAAAACTAAATCAGGATTTACTTCTAAATACTCCTTAATCAATCCAATCCAATGTTTGTTCACATTATCACATTTAACTGCGTATTCACTTACAGGCTCTATCCTATTTCTTCTGTGTTTAGAAACTGCTGCAATTGAATAAGTAGTGCAATCAGGTGAAGCCCAAACAACATCAGGTATAAATGGAACTTGTTCTTTTTGTAATTCTTCAATATCAATTGCTAAATTTATTTTTTCGTATGGTGTCCAATCAATAGAAAAAACTTCCATTCCTAATTCTTCAGCGGTATTTCCTATTGATCTACTTCCAGCGAATAATTCTAGTACTTTAATCTTCTTCATTATTCACATATTTACTTTTAAAATTTGTCAAATTAAAGCCAAACAACTCTCGTCTGTTGTGCTTCATAAGTACTTTGCTCCTTAGATGCTCACCGTATGCTATCTGTTTAATTGACTTTATAGTACGAAAGAAGTTATATAACTTTCTGTGTTGGTTTGATCCTTCGCTTTGTAAATATGCAAGGAATCTTATTTCGCGTGTTAACTCTTCCATCTCACTTAACTTTAAATGTTTGTTCTACAATATTTCTAAACTCTTTTAAATTGTCGGTGTGTTCTTGTGCTAGTTGGTCTTTATCTTCCTCGTTATTCTTCCAATACAAACTATTTGCGTTTCGTTCTAACACCTTAATTACATCGTTTGTGAAGAACTCAGGCATTACACTATTTAGTTCCTCGTAATATTCTATAAATAAAGGAGTCCAAGTTACTATTATACCGATTAATTTATCGTAGTGTTTTTTGTCTTGTAAGTACATTTGCTCTCTGTACTCTCTCGCTAACTTTCTTTTATATTTTATCTGTGTCATAATACAAGTTTTTTAATGTCGTTTCGTAAACTGCTAGTAACCTCTTTAAAAAATCTATCACTCTTCAATTTTTGATATTGACCTAAATAATAAATGATAGTATCATGTTTCAATTCAAAGAAACTACCAATAAACTGCAACGTCATGGTTGTGTTCTGTTTTAGATAGTTTACAAGCACTATTCTATTATAAACTAACATTTGCTTACGGCTTCTATTTTTAAGTCCGTACAAATCAATTAAATCTAATAACTTAATCGGTGTTTCTTCCGTTGGCTCAACTTCTTCTGTCGGTGTGTATTCCAGTATCTCGTTTACAAATTTGTCTAATCCAGTTAGATCAAATTGTATTTTACTATTGAACCTAATAGACTGAAGGATATTTAATTCATATCCTAAGTCTTTCAACATTTGTAAATTTTTCATAATTTTTCAGGTTTATCAATTAATGCTATTGTTAATTCTCCACTTTCATATCTATAATTCTTATAGTATTCGTTCCACTGTACTTGATAACCTTTATCGAATAATAGTTTTTCTAGTTCTGGAGTATTCCACGCTAATAATAATAAGTTAAATTTTTTAAGTTCTACACTAAAGAAGTTCTCTAAGTTCAATTCGTAGTGTAATTTTGTCACTAAGTCTAATTTGCTTTTCATAATTTTTATTTTTTTTTTGGTTTATACTCGTTTTTTTCCCATCCTTGTTTAACTTTCCCTAATTCTACTGCGTACATTCCGAAGAACCACATCGACCATTGATTGAAATTTTCGGGTCTGTCTTTTGGAAATACTGTTTTGCTAATTCTAATTGTTTTCATAATTTTTACTTTTTTAATTTATTAACTCCTAACTCTTTTAATTTATCCATTATTTTAATGTTTTTTTCTCTTGCTTCCATCATCTGACCGTAGTTATCAATGTAATGAGAATAGAAGTCATAACCCATTGCAATTTGTTCGATTTCTTCTGTGATCTCGAATCCTTCTTTCATTTCAATTTTCATAATTTTAGTTTTTAGTTGTTTATAATAATGTGCGTTACAGTCGCACCCCTGTTTTGTTTAATTATTCAAACATAAAGTTTTTATTGCAGTTAATTGAGTAGTTATAATCGTTTAGAATTTCACCATATAAAAAACCTTGCTCTGTCATTTTATTGTAGAACCAACCTCCCGAAATCTTGCTAAAATTAGCA